AACGCCCGCCGCCCTGAACGCCTCGGTGACGTGTTCGGCGTGCGCGACGGTGGAGCAGAACACCACGGTCTTCCGGTCGCCCGCCTTCTCCTTCCAGTGGCGGATCACCTCGTCGGTGACGGGCGCGCGGTCCATGATGCCCGCCACCTCCGCCATGTCGAAATCCGACATGGTCTTGCGGACGGAGCGCAACTCGTTCTGGACACCGACGTCGATGACGAAGGTGCGCGGCGGCACCAGGTGGCCAGAGGCGATCAGCTCTCCCAGCCGCACCTGATCTGCGACATTGTCGAAGACCTCGCGCAGGCCCTTCTTGTCGCCCCGGTTCGGCGTTGCCGTGACCCCGAAGATGCGGGCGTCGGGATTGGCCTCGCGCACGCGGTCGATGATGCGGCGATAGCTGTCGGCGACCGCATGGTGCGCCTCGTCGACAACCAGCAGGTCGAGGCGCGGCATGTCGGCGAGGTTCGAGGCCCGCGCCAGGGTTGGCACCATGGCGAAGGCGACCTGGCCGCCCCAGGACTTCTCCGTGGCGTCGATCACCGAGGTGGCGACGCCCGGCACCACGCGCTGGAACTTGGCGCGGTTCTGCGCCGTCAGCTCGTCGCGATGGGCCAGCACGCAGGCCTTCGCGCCGTCGCCGATCATCTCGCCGGTGACCGCCGAGAGCATGATGGTCTTGCCAGCACCCGTGGGCGCCACGCCCAGCGTGTTGCCGCGGGAAGCGAGCGCAGCCACGCTGCGCTCGACGAAGATCTTCTGGCGGGGGCGCAGGCGCATGGCCGATCTCCCCCTTACTGCGCCCAGCTCGGCCGACCGGCGGCGCCGGGGGCGGACGCGGGCTGACTGGGCTGGGTGGCGGTGGCAGGCTGCTGCGCGGCGTGGCCCTGCGCCGGGGCGACGGAGACCTGCGGCGCGACCGTGCCCATCAGCGCGGCGTAGTCACGGTGATCGGGGGTGACCGCGGCGCGGATCTCGTTCTTGTCCTCGCCGTTGGTGTCGGTGCCGATGTCGATGCGGGCGATGAACTCGACCCCGTCGAGATCGCCGAACCCGTTGATGCGGCGGCGGGCCTGCGCTTCGGGCGAGTTGTCCTTGTCGGACACGCCGCGCGCCGAGTTGAGGATGCCGCGGATCAGGCCGCGCCCCATGTTCGCCCAGTCCGGGCCCTTCGGGCTGTAGAGGCCGATCAGCGACCAGACCTTGCGCCGGGCATAGGGGCCCTCGAGCACCGTGTATTCGGCGTCGAGATAGACGGCGCCGGTAGCGGCGCGGCGCGCCCAGCCGCCGGTCCAGCCCTGCGAGGGGTCATCGAAGCCGCCCGGGCGGAGCGTCAGGCGCACCTTGGCGAGCGTGCCCTTCGGGATGACGTTGGTGTTGGATTGGGCGGAGTTGAAGTCGTTCCAGGGTCCGGACATTGCGCGGCTCCTTTCAGTTGGGGGGAAGGCGCTCGGGGCGCTCGAATGGGAAAAGCCACCGGCGGGACCGGATCGGGACACCGGGCGTGGCGAGTGGCGCTCAGCCATGTCCGGGCTCCTGCGCGGGCGCGGGATCGGCCGGGGTCACCAGCGGCCAGGTCAGGCGTTCGGAGGCAGGCGCCGCGGGGCGCTGGATCTTCTCCATCAGCCGTCCGAGATGCGGGGCCTCGACCCTTTCGAGGCGACCGGATCGGTCCTTGGCCGGAAAGCCCCAGGGGTTCAGCGTCTGGCAGACAAACGCCCGCTGCGGCTGACCGCCGGGGTCAGGAATGTCGGCCATGGTGATGACCTGATCCACGATGCCCGGCAGCTCGAGCCCGGTCTTCGAGCCGTCGATCTGCGGCTGGAAGACCTTGCGGTTGAAGTCGTCGAGCCGTTCGTCGAGGATGCCCACGAACCAGACATGCTTGCCGCGCGTGTGCTGCAGATGGGTCAGCCAGCCGATCATCTCGCGGCCATGCAGCCCATAGGCGCCGCGGATGTCGGGCTTGCCGGTCTTCTCGGAGAACGCCTCGGGCTGGCCGCGGCACCACTGGAAGCAGAGCCGCCCGGCCACGGTGATCGAGTCGATGAAGACGGTCTCGTACTTCCCGATCACCGCCGGATCGCCGTAGCGCCCGCAGACCTCGTCGAAATGCGCCTGGCTGTAGGGCTGCTCCTCGCGCAGCGCCGGGTTCGGCCCGCCGATGAACACCGCGAAATCGCGGCATTCCTTCCACGTGCGGGGCCTGAGCGTGTCGATTTCCAGCCCTTCGACCGCCAGATCGCCCGCCTCGAGGTCGAGGAAGAGCGTGGTGGAGGCGTTCAGAGTCCAGAGCAGGCTGGTCTTGCCGATGCCGGACCGCCCGAAGATGACGCCCTTGATGCCCTTTCGCTGCGCGAGCCGCTCATCGGCGCCGATGATGGGAAGGGCCATCACTGGCCCCCCTTCTTCATCACCGCCGTCGCGGCGCGATCTGCGCCGATGCATCCCGCCTCTCGGGCGAGCTTGTAGAGCCGCTTCAACGCGTCGGCGCGGCGGTAGGCGGCCGTGCTCTCGCGCTCCGCTTCCACGATCGCGAAGGCGATCTCGTCGACGGTCGCCTCGACGACCGGCAGCGGCTCGCGCGGCTCGTCACCGGCGCGCTGCGGGAGGGCGATGGTTTCGGGGAGGTCTTCGAGGGCGTAGCTCGCCTTGCGAAGACGGGTGATGTCGTCCGGCTGGTCCGGCATGGCGGTTCTCCGTGAAATGAGGTGATCGAGGAGGCGCATCAGGCGGCCTCGCGGACGTCGGGCGCGGGCTCGGCGACGTAGATCGCCAGCAGCGGCGTCCCGTCGGCATGGGCGCCGGCGTCCTCAATCTGATAGTTGCGGTTGGGCTCGCAGACCTCGGTCAGTTCCCAGCGGCGATAGAGCCCCGGAAGACGCCTGAAATCCTCGAGCGACAGATCGGCAGTGCGGTTCATGCGTGTCTGCTTTCGGTTGGAGGAAAGGCGCTCGGGGCGCTCGAATGGGGAAAGCCACCGGCGGGACCGGATCGGGACATCGGTTCACGGGATTTCCTCGAGGGCGTCGTGCAGCCGGCGCATGGCGCGCTGGTACCGCTTGCGGGCGGCAGCCTCGGTCAGGCCGAGTTCGACGGCGACCTCTGCCTGGGAGAAGCCCTCGATCGCCACGCGGATCACCAGCAGGGCGTCATCGCCGAGCAGCTTCAGCATGGCGCCGTTCAGTCGCGCGTACCCGGTCGCGCCGATGCCGCTGTTGCCGCTGTCCGCCACCTCGTCGGGATCGGCGCAGCTGGCGAGATATTCGCGCGCCTGGTCGCGCTGGCGCACGCGGATCATGTCGCGCTCGACGTTGCGCAACACCGTGGCCGCGATCCAGTTGACGCGCCCGAGGTCGAGCCTGCGGACCGCCTCGGTCGTGCGCGCCAGAATGTCGGACGCGACTTCATCGGCGGTGCCGAGCCTGCGCCATATCGACCGGCGACGGATGCCGTCGAGGCCGGGCCAGAGCGCCAGCAACAGCAACGTCAGGGCACAGTCGGACGCGGGCCCGTCGCCCTGCGCCGCCCCGACGAGCGCGGAGAGGATCACGTTCTTCTGGCCCTGATCACCGGGCGTACGGTGCAAGCCGTCCAGCAGAGCCGCCGGATCCCGGAACGGTGCGAGGGCCGCCTGCGCACGCCTGACGGCGTCGAAACTGCGCTGGAAGTGAAGGTTGGAGGACGAATGCATGAGGTGATCACGGATCTCGTGCCACGCGATAGACATCGGACGCCTGCCTTGCGGCCAGGCGTCCGGCGCCTTCTCGTGGCCAGGTCAGGACGTCGCGCGTCTCTTGGGTTTCAGAGGGTTGGGTGGGGGCGCGCGTTGCCGCGCGCTTACGGCTTGTTCGTCACGTTCAGCGACCCGCAGCCGGGACAGGTCGCAAGCACCGGAAACCCGACGACATAATCGAGGGGCTTCCGGCGGATCTGCATCTGACTGCCGTTGGTCTTGCCGAGCAGCCTCCCGCAGTCATGGCACCGCCACTCCCGCGTGAACTCGGCGTCCATGGCGCCGCTTCCGCCGCCAAAAAGGCGACGCGACCGATCGATGCTGTGTTTGGAATGTTGGTTCATGCGGCGCCTTCCTTCGTGGCCTTCGAAAATCTGGGCGTGCGGGATCGTTCGAAGCAGCGCATCTTGCTGCTTCGTGGTGAGGTCTTCGGGTGGACTGGATCAGTCGGGCTTAGCTGGGGCCGTCCTTGTCAGCCCCGGTCTTCTTCTTGGGACGCCAGCCGGCGGAGGCAGCAGCCTTCCGGCTCTTGCGCGCCAACTCGCGCGCCTCGCGGAACTCGGGCTCGATTTCGGCGAGTTTGTCGACGAGGCCCTGCAGGTCGTACATATTGGTCTGCCTTCCGCCGTGTTCGCCGTAGCGCTCGTGCCGACGCAGCAGCCCCTCCCGTTCGAGGTCAGTGATGTATCGCTGCACCTGGCGCTCGCTGATGCCGAGGCGGGAGGAAAGTTCCTTTTTGCTCGGGTACGGTTTGCGTGCGGCGTCCCACCAGTGATCGATGATCTGAAGCAGGACGGCGAGCTGAGACGGGTTCAGGTGCAGCCGACGTTGCGCGCGCAGCAGCAACGACGGGATCATGCAGAAGCCCTGCTCCATCACCTTCGCGCCCCACTTGTCCGCGTTG